CGCTCACTGCCGAGGACCTCTACACCGAGATGAAGCGGATGCCGACCACCGAGCGGGTTCGGTTTTTTTCGCTGCTGGCCAGCAACGCCTTCCGTGAAGACGATTTCACGCATGAGCAGGTGTTTGGCGAAACCCATCAGGAACCGTTTTCTGCATGGGAAGCCGCCGAGTACCTGGAGGTATCCGTGCCGACGCTGCGCCGCTATGTGCAATCGGGCAAGCTCGTGCCCAGCCACATCGTGGGGCGCAACCAGATGTTCTCGGCCCAGACGCTGCGGGCCTTCAAACGCAGTCGGGGCACGCGCGGTTAAACACGATCAGCACGTCGTTCTGCGCCCGTTATCGGGTCAGCCCCGGAAACGTTTTGGCGGTGTAGCTGATGCTTGGGAATGTCTTGTTGCCTACATCGAGCATGCGGGCACGCCCTGTCACTCGGAAGATGTCGGCTTCCACCTCGGTCAACACCAAGTGAATGGGCGGATCCATCTGTGGCCCTTCCAGATCCGTGGAGAGATAGGGCCGATAGGTCACCTCGATCACCGATTGCGATTCGGCCGCCGCATCCAGGTGCCGCACGATTTCACGCGAGACGTTGTCCAGGGTGACGGTAATTTCCGGCACGGGCATCGTGTCGACCGGCGGCAGATCCAATTCGAACCCCATGGCCACGAACTGCACGCGTTCACCGGCTTGCATCGGGGCCAGCGATTCCAGCCGCGCCCACAGATCACCCGTGTCGCGCACGACACGAATGGCGACCGGCTGACCTACCTCATCGACGAAGGCTGGATGGCGCAACTCCAGTGTGTGCAGGATGATCTGCTCCGAGGGCGCGCTTGCGTAGGCCTCCTTGATCGCTTCAGACAAAGCGGTGTTCGGCATGGCTCCCCCTACAAAATGACGGGGTACGGAACGTAGCTGGTTTCGCTGTCGTCCTCGGGCAATTGCGCCTCGCCCGCATAGCCACTGGCGAGCACTTGGCCATCATCGAGCAGAAACACCAAGCCTTGCTCGGAGCTCAAGCCGTAGGATGAGATATCCACCACCCGACGCTGGGCGATTCGGACCAACTCGACGCTGCTGCGGTTGGTGGCGTCGCCCAGGCCTAGCGCGCCATTGCCGTTGTAGCCCCAGGCGTAGACGGTGCCGTTTTCCAGTAAGGCGGCCCCATAGTTGTAGGAGCCAGTACCACCATGCACGGCCTTGACCACGATGTTGCCCACCGGCACTTGCACGAAATTGCCGCTGTTGCTGCCGTTGGCATTGCCCCAATAGGCGCCGGCGCCACAGGCCCACAGCGTCTTGTCGGTTTTCTTGAGGTAAGTGAGCGGGTAGTCGTAGCTGCCGGCGTAGACATCGACCACGTTGGTCGCCACCTGCACCGGGGTGAACTGGTTGGCCAGATTCCCATTGCCCAGTTGACCGTAGTCGTTGGTGCCCCAGGCATGCAGGGCACCGGTGCTGTCCAGCGCAAAAGCGTGCACATAGCCACCGAAGACCTTGACGAGGGTTTTGCCGGCGAGGCTGCCACCGGCGCGTGGCATGGCGACGTTGGCCTGATTATTGGTACCGTCGCCCAGTTGCCCGTTGCCGTTGTAACCCCATGAGTACAGCGTGCCGTCGTTTTTGACTGCGTGGTAAGCGGTGTAACGCTCCCGGCCCGCGGCAATCTGCGTGATGCCAGCGAGCACGGGCAACTGCACGAAGTTGTTGCGCTGGGTGGTGTCGCCCAGACCCAATTGACCGTAGCCGTTGTAGCCACAGGCGTGCACCGACCCGTCGCTACAAAGCACCAGCGTGCTGTTGTAGCCCTCGGTGCCGCAGTTCAGCGCCAATTGAGTCACGGTTTTGCCGGCAATCGAATTGCTGGCATTGGCACTCATGTTGTACGGCACGGGCTGATTGGTCGTGTTGCCGCTAGCCAGCTGGCCGTAGCCGTTGTAGCCCCAACCCCACAGCTGACCGTTCTTGTCGATGCAGTAGCCATTGGTGTCATGGCTGTAATAGAGCTTGGCCGCGCCCGGAAACCCGGGCGGAAACGCCGTGCGTGCCGGATAGGAGCGCGCATAGGTGGTGCCATCCCCCAACTTCCAGTTGGCGTTGCGTCCCCAGGCGCGGATGCTGCCATCAGTCATGATCAGCCCGAACTGGCGGTAACTGTTGGGCTGCGTGTTGCTGGCGTTCTCTGGGAGCTTCAATGCCTTGGTGCCCGAGCGCACGTCGGGTGTAGCCCAAACTGGCCCGCCCTGCGTGCCGATGGTCAGCACCTGCCCGGCTTGGCCCACGGGCAAGGCGACCAGCTGGTTGCCATCGAAGTAGATGACTTCACCCGGCAGGCTCGACACCCCTTGCGTGCCTTGGGCGAATAGGTCCCAGGCCGGGGAATTCAGATGCGGTGCCACACCCGACGTGGCATCTGCCAGGCACACAAAGCTGTCGCCGTTGTAGCCCACCACATCCTGGCGGGCATAGATCGCGCTAGCGTCGTACGCGCCGCGCCAGGTAAAGGCAATCTTGCCCAGAGAAACGGTTCCCATGAACAGTCCTTGAAGAATGGAATTTGAAAAGGTTCAGAACAGGATCGGCGACGGCGCAAAGCGATGGTCGCTGTCGTCGTCACCGGTCTGGCCATAGCTGCCGTAACCCGTGGACATCACCTGGCCATCGCGGGTGAGGAAGTGGTAAGCGCCGTAGTGGTACTCGCCACCGTCACCACAACCCATCACGCCCGAGCGCGAGAAATCGACAATCGGCCTGTCTATCAGCACGAAACGGTTGGGAGAGTTGCCTGAATCGGCGTAGCCGTTGCCACACTGTCCAGCACCGCCCATGCCCCAGCCCACCGCTTTGCCATCGGCGCGCAGCGCCATGGCCGATGAGCCATAGCTGCTACCGTACATGCGCAGCTTGGTGACTTGGGTGAGAAAGTCGCCGCCAATCGCAGCCCACTGTGCGCGGTTGCCGTTACCGCCACCCAGGTTATAGCCGTCGTAACCCGTATGGCGCACGGTGCCATCCTGCATCAGCACGAGCGTTCGCCCATAACCACCTGACACCGCGTAAGCATCCGCCACGCCATCGAGCACCTTGTAGGGGAACAGCGCATGGCCCGAGAAGATCGATCCGGTGTAGCCGGTGCCCCAGATACCGGAAGTCTGCCCCTCGTCATGGCCCCAGCGATAGAGCGCTCCATCTTCCAGGAGCACACCATAGCTGCGGTAGTACTGGCTGCCCGCGACCCAATGGGCATCGGACTCGGAGCAGAACACTTTCTTAACCCGCTTCTCGGTACCCCAGGGCATCCAAAGACGGTGCGTGTACTGGTCACTGCCAAAGCCACAGGAGTTGGCTTCGCCGGCCACCCAGAGTTTGCCGGCTGTATCGATCAGGTAGCTGGCGGCATAGGTGCCGCCCGACAGAAACACCGTCTTGATGGGCGTATCGACAGTGAATGGCACCAGTTGCGGGGAGGTCACCACCGAGGTGTGCCCCAGGCCCAAGCTGCCCTGCTGGTTGTTACCCCACACATAGACCCGACCCTGGGCATCCACACAAGCCAGCATGCGGTAGCCATACCAGTCATGGCCGGTGATGATTTGCTTGACCACCGCATTGGCAGGCAATTGCCCCAACCCATTGACACGCCGCGGCACCGCATTGGCGCTCGCCGTGGGTGAGCCATAGCCACTGTTACCCCCGGCGTGCCAGAGCCCGCCCTCGGCATCGATGAAGCAGGTGTCATCCCACACACAATTCACGGACACGATGCGTGGCGTGCCAGGCGGGAATGCCACCCGCGCCGGGAAAGTGCGACTGATATCCCCTGCATTACCGGTACCCTGTTGGCCATAAATTGCGCGCCCCCACGCACGAACCGAACCATCGTTCATGATCGCCGCCATGAAGTAGTTGGCGCTGTGATAGTCCGCGGCCGCCCGGTCGGTGTTCATCAAAGCCGTGGCAATCGTGCCATTGCGATCGGCCATGAAGCGGAACTCCACGCCGTCTGTGCCATTGGAATGCAGCACCATGCTGCCGATGCCACCGACAGACAAGCCACCTGTCAGCAAATGTCCCTTCAAAATCGCGTCCTGCTGACCCAAGGCAAAGGGCTGCGGCTGGCCGTGGCGGATCACCCAAGCGCCGCCATCCTTCAAGACTACATCGCCATCCCGGTAGCTGAGGTAAGGCGAATAGATGCCGCACCAGCGGTAGCCGAGCGCTGAGATGTCGAGATTCACAGCCGCACCTCCAGCGCGTTGTTCTGCACGGCAAAGTGCACGCCTTCCGAGATCGTCCAGGCGACGAAGTCGTTGCTATCCAACGCATCTTCACGCCCTTCGGTCAGCAACAGTTCCGAACCGTCACTGGACAGATGAAACCCATAGAAGCGCGGCAACGCAGCAGTGTTAACCAGCTCATACCCGGATTCATCGGCCTTGACCTTCAGGAGCATGCCCCGTGCGCCCGTCAGCACATCGGGCAAGCCCACCGCCATCAACCGGGTGATGACCTGCTGCAGCACATCTTCGGCATCGACCAGGATCTGGTTGCCGCTGCTCTGCACCAGTTGCAAGACGGCAGTCGTGTCGGTGACGCCTTGGCTGGCCGCAGACTGGGCACGATCGGCTTCGCTGGACGCGAGTTCGGCCGAGGTCAGCGCATCCTGGGCGGCCGTCTGGCTTTGTGCGAGGATGCCGCTTGCCGCCACATTGATACGCTCATCGGCATCGTGCAGAAGCTTGGCGACTGTGACGACCACGCCGCCTTCGGTTGTCACGGTGTCTTGGGGGCCGCCATGCACGACGGCGTGCAGCAACTCACTGTCAGCCGCCACCTGCGCGACGGCATTGTGCAAATCGGTTTGTAAACTCATGGGAGCTTTCCGGGATAAGGTTGGGGCAGGCTAACCAGGGAGACGGATTGGCAAGGTGCCGTGCACCAGTTGATGCAGTTCGCCACCCATGGCAAAGAGGTCTTGCGCCTCGAACTCGAGCAGCAAGTTGAGCGCGCCTTCATCGAGCGTGGGACGCTCACGAATCTCCAGCTCACCCTTGACCTCCCAGCGGCGCGCCGGCAACAACCGGGCTTCAAACTGGCGGGTAAAGCGGGCTTCGTGTGGCAGCAATCCGAGGCCACCGAGCAAGGTGATCTCAAACCACTGGCCGCCCTCATCGGCGTGGTACTTGTACCAAGCCTCAAAGAGCGCAAACTGGGTCTCCAGGAACAGCCAGCGCACGGTGATGCGCGTGGGCGTTTGCCGAAACCGGCGCCTCTGACGCGCCGGGCCGGACTCCATGTCGGTGCGCAGCACGGCTTCTTGGGGTGTGAGGCCATAGCCTTCGACCGAAGGCAGCGGCAAGGTAATGGGCCACTGGACATTCATCGCATCGCCCCGGCGGCTGGGTTCAAGCCGTAACGGCGCTCCAGAGTTGGTGCCAATCCGGAACCCTGGGAGATCGATCGGGCCATGCGCGCTTCCATCTGCTCAACGATCACATCCAGCCTCGTGCTGCCATCGGGCTGCTGTTGCTGCTCGACGCGGGTTTCGATACCATTGGCGCGGTTGATCACATTCACCTCTACATTCACTTGGGGCTTGGTGCCGACCGCGCCGCCCAGTGCGCGCAACTGGCCGGGCGTGAACACCGCCTCGCCCTGGCGGGCGATGATGGGCACCTCGCCCGAGACCAGGCCACCGGTGTGAAACCGCCGTGCCCCAGCGAACACAGCACTACCGACCTGCCGGGATGGCAGCCCATCGGCGCCCAACAGCCCACCGCTGTGCGCGATGTTGGCATTTACGCCCATCAGATCGCCCGAGCCCAGGGGCAGCGCGGCACTGGCCGCCGGCGCAAACAGGCTCATCGCAAAGTTCGCCAGCGGGAGGGTGATCGCGCGCTGGATCTGGATGCGGATCAGGTCACTGATGATCGAGTTGGCCAGGCTGTTGAAATCCAGCTTGCCGGTCATCACGAACTGGGTGAGTGCGTCCTCCATGCTCTTGAAGGCACCCGTCACGGCCCGTTCGGCCTGCTTGGCAGCGTTGGTGGCGTCTTCGATGTAGGTGCGCAGCGCGGACTTGGCACCGAATTCGGCAGAGCGCTGGTAGTCGGCATTCGCGCGGACCAGACTCTCGATGATCGGCAACTGTCGCGCCAATGCATCGTTTATGGCTTCGATCGTTTGCGCTCGCAAATCACCATCTTGAATCTGGCTGGCTTCTTTGCGGGCAGCGGCGGCTGCCTTCTCCAGCTCGGCGCGGGTTTGCAGGACCGTGCGTTCGGTGCTGGACAGATCCATCATCTCGCGCTGCAGCTGCACCCCCTCGATGCGCTGGCGGTTGCCACCGATCAGGGTCTCGACGATCTTGCGGGCGTTGGCCTCTTCCTTCTCGTAAGCCTCGAAGGCTTTGTCTTTTTCTTTCTGGCGCTCGATGGCTTCGAGCACCTGGATGTATTTCTCCGCTTCGACGGACACACCCTTGTAGCCCTTGGCTTCGATCTGCAAGGCACGGGCGCGCAGCTCGGCGGCTTCACCTTCCTGCGCACGGGTCAAGCGTGAGCGCAGTTGGTTGAGAAAGACCTCGCCCTCATTGATCTTTTCTGTAGGTTTGGGTTTCTCGAAACCGCTGAGATCGAGATTGGGACGTGGCCTGCGTGGCAGCGTGGGCAGAAACTTGTCGTAGATGGCCTGAACCTCCTTGGCCTGCACCTCGGTGTCCAGCACGAACTTTTGCCCCATGACGCGCACGGTACGACGTTGTTCATCAAAAAACTTGGCGACCCGGTCCGCATAGCCGGGGTTCTGATTGATGTTGAACAGTCGGTCGTTGGCTGCGCGCACATAGTCGTCTCGCGCGCCCTGCAGCTTGGCGATTTCGGCATCAATGGCCTTGGGGTCCAGTCCCATCGCCTTGCCCGAGCGCAGCATGTCTGTCTTGAACCAGGTCTCAATGTCCTTGCCGACCACCGACAGGCTGTCAAACGGTTGGGCGATGACCCGCTTCAAGAGTACGGCCGACTCGGCGATGAAGGCCAGGCCCGATGCAACGGACTCGAGGAAGGTGATGGTGGCCTCCCGGTTGGCCGTGATGCGCTGCAGCTCGTTGCTGAAGCTGCCGGTCTCGGTCTGCGCCAGGATCACCTGCTCGGTGAAGTCGGCCAGGATGGGGATGACAGCAGCGCCGATCTGGCGCTGCACGCCTTCGAAGATGGCGGACAAGCGCGAGAGGTTGTCGTTGAAGACTTCCGAGGCCCGTGCCACGTCTTCAGACATGACCAAGCCTAGACGCTGCGCTTCTTCCATCAGTGCCGCAATACCTTCGCGCCCCTGGTTCAGGAACGGAATGATGGCCAGGCCCTCTTTGCCGAACAGTTTGACGGCGAGCGCTGCTTTGTCCGCACCATCGGGCATCCGGGCAAATTTGTCGGCCAGGTCGAGCAGCACGGCTTCGGTCGGGCGAATCTGACCGTGCACATCGGTGGCCGACACACCCAGCGCCTTCAGAACGGCGCTGCCCTCTTCGCCGTTGACCTGCGTGTCGAACATGGCAACTGAGAGCTTTTGCAGCGCCTTGGTCAACCCTTCGGTGGTGACGTCCGACAGCTTGGCAGCATAGTCAAGCGCGGTCAGGGCTTCAACAGAAACGCCGGTCTTTTGCGAGAGCTTGAAGAATTCATCGCCCACACGCGCCACGGGCATGACCAGGGCCGTGATGCCCACACCCAAGGCAGCAATGCTCGCGCCGGCAATCAAACCAGCAGGCCCCAACTTACCCAGGATCGAGCCCAGCATGCCGAGCCGATCGGTGGCCGCTTGCAACTGAAACTTGGCGTCGTTGGCCGCTGACGACAGCAGTTTCAGACCACTGGAGGCCGGGGTGGCCGCTGACTCGATTTTTTTGAGCGAACGTTCCCCCTTCTCACCGATCTCAGCCAGCTCGGCTTTAACCTTGCCGCCGTCGACCACGGACAGGCGGATGGAGAGGTTGCGTTCAGCCATTGAAGAAATCAGTCGTCGTGGTTATTCATCTTGTTGCAAAGTGCTCATCAGGCCCGCCTCGACCGCTGGAAACAGATCGATGGCCGTGGCCTTGTCCAGCCCGGTGCTTTCACAGGCCAGCATCCAGGCGTTCAGATCCAGCCCGACCACCCGACCCCGGGCCATGCGCAACTGGCTGGCACAGATCTCAATCGCGCTCGCCGCCTGCCAACCCTCCAGACTCTCGGGTGCGTTCATGGCGTAGGGGCATTCGGGGCATGGCTCCGGACAGGCACTGCAATAGCTCGGCCCGCCACCGAAATGCCACGCGGTGCGGGCCGTCAGGCGTTTTTTTCTGCATCCAGGGCGTAGAGGCCGGCGAGGTATTCACGTTCGAAGGCATCGGCCAGCAGCCAGTGCTCCATCAGGGCAGACACACCCTCGGGGGTGACGGCAGCGGGTTTGCCCTTGTCGTCGGCGACGCCTTCCCAGGCGAGTACGGCCAACTTGGCGAGTTCGGTGATGAGGGTAGCGGTGCGCTCGCCGGCGGCAGCGGTGTCAGTGCCAGCCACCTTAGAAGCAGCGTGGCGGGCAGCCATGACGAGCGCCGTGGTGGCTGGTCGGACCTGCAGGCGCACGCCGGCGGCCAGCGTGATCCAGTGCGGTTCACGCGGAAGGTTGAGTTTGATCATGGGGAAACCTCGATCGAGTTATCAGTAGGAAGTGACGTCGTTCACCAGTTCGACGGTGAACATGCGCGCCACGCCGGCGGCCTTGGCGGCTTGCCACTCGAAAGTGGCCTGAATGCCACCTGGCCCGGAGATGGACAGTTTGGCCTTGGGCAGATAGACCTCGTGGGCGATGAAGGTCAGGCGCTGATCGGCGTCGATGGCGTAGCCGAAGGTTAGTTCCAGCGGCGTGTTATTCGTGGCGGCATCGATCAGCGTGGTGTCGGCAAAGCGCACTTCCAGGTTGCCGGTGAGGCTGGCCACCGTCGGATCGGCGCCGTCGATCTTTCCATCCGAGCGGATGGTTTCGATCCGCTCCAGGTTATTGGAGTACGTGAGCTGCGCCGAGACTACATTGCCAAGCGCCTGTCCATCGCGCAGGATTTGGCCCTGAAATTGGTTGAAGCGCTGCAACTCTCGAGTGCTTGGGGTGTCATCCAGCGTAGCGGTGCGGCGCACCTCGCCCTGCGCGATTAGGCCGACCGTGGCATTCGCTGCGCCGGAACGCGCAAATCCCACCTGCAGGCTGTTGACCATGACACCCGAGGCGACGAACCAGGCGGGGATATCGGGCAGACCGGTTTCCAGCGTCAGGCTGGGCAGGCTGGGTTTACCAGAGCCAAAGGTGTGGGTGACCACGCCTGTGCCCACAGAGGTGGGCTCGCCCAGCAAGGCCTTGAGCCACAGACCGATGTGCCGCACGTCCAGCGGCACGACCATGTCACCCTCGACCTTGATGACATCGCGGGTCGGCGCACTGGGGTCGCGCCCCAGGCCGATCAGGTCATTGGCGATCAGTCCCTGTTCGGAACCGAGCGAGGTCGAGACAAAGGGCAACTGCCAGTAGCCATCTACCGGGGTGCTGCCGTATGTGGATTCGAACGCGGCCAACAGGCTGGCGTTCGCGCCATAGGCACGGGCCATAGGTTTCTCCTTGAAGGAAAAGGATGGGAAACGTCGAAATGAGTTTCGACGTGGTCAGTTCAGCGGGCCACTGCTGCTGTAGTGCAGAACCACGGGCAGCAGGCAGGCCTTGATGCCGCTGCTGCCGTCGGGCGCCAGCTCGTCGAATTTGGGTGAACCGATCTCGGCGTACTCGACGACGCCACCCAACGTGCAGTCGGCTTCGATCAGGCCAGCCAACTCGAAAAGCAAGCCATCCATGTGGGCATCGCGTGCAGCGGCATCTGCGTCAGCCACGAATAGTTCGATCGCCACCTGGTGCTGCCAGTGGTAGGTCAGTGGCGAGAGCGACACCTCGGGTTCGCCCATCTCGCCGTCACGCAAGACGGCCATGGCATGCTCTGACAGCCTCTCGGGTAAGGATGCGTTGCGTTTGGTCATCACACCCAGAGACAGCTTCCCGAGCAGAGCGAACAGTGCGCCTATGGCGCTCTCACGTTGACTGGGTCGTTGACTCATCAGCTTTCACCTTTGCGTTCAGCCTCATCGAAGCGGTTGGCGATCCGGTTGGCCAGGGTGCTGACCCAGCGGCGCGAGGCGCTGTCGATGTCGAATTTCTTCTTGAGAGTCACCTGCGGCACCAACAGAAACATCGGCACCGTGACCAGGCCTCGGCCAGTGGCTTGGGCCTTTTGCGAGGCAGCGGAGAAGCCGCCACGCTGGCCCTGGCGAGCACGCTGGTTTTCGGCCACCAGCAGCGATGGCTTGCCCCGGCGGTAGATGAAGCGCAGGCGCTGGCCACGGAGTTTTTCCCAAAGGCCAGGGGTCATGCGTTTGCCACGGGGTCCTTTGCCAGCCGCTGGCAAAGGAATCGCCAGCCAGAAGCCGTCCTTGGAGCGAATGGTCGCACCCCGGTCATGGGCACCGACCACTTCGGGGGCGCGGCTGTAGACCAGGCCCGCTGCCTTGATGCTCAGTTTTCCCTTGGGGTACACCTCGCCACGCCAGGTGTTGGCCAGGCGCTGACCCAGACCAGCACCGGTGATCTGACTACGCAGTTCGGTCTTCAGACCCTCGGTGGCTTCGCGAATCGACTGCGTCACCGCCTGCTCGGCAATGCGCACCTCATCGGCCAGCATTTGATTGAGTTCGCCGGAAAGCGCCGCCATCAATCTCATAGCGGCGCTCCGGTGATAGTCCAGATCAGCCGGTCGGGATCAGCCAGCGGTTCACCTACCACCTGCCATGTCTGGCCGTTCAGGCTGAAACGTTCTCCTTCCTGCGGCTCCGGCACATCCCGCGCGAGCAGATCGAAGCGGTGCGAGGCCATTACCAGTCGGGTGTCACCGAAAGACGCGACGACATCCGGTGTCTTGGCAATGAAGTACGTGGCGACCTCCGCCCCATCAGCACGCCGGTAGATGCCCGGCGTGCCAAGGTGCAGGAAGGTGCTGTTGAGCAGGCGGGCGAAGGGCTGTGTGTGCCGCCCCATCACGCCATGGTCAGCTTGACCAGCACGCCAGGACGATGGCACATCGGCAGCGGGTTGCTCTGCGTGTGCAGATCGGTGCCCCGATCGAATTTACGTGGCTCCTGCTTGGCGTAGATGGGCTGACCGAGCGTATTGACCGTCTCGTTGAAGTCGGCGGGTGCGAAGTAGGTGGCAAAGGTGTCCACCGTCCCCAGCGGGAAGGCATGGGCTTCGCCGTCAGCGATGAAGTCACGCGTCTGGTTGGTGCCAGCCCCATCCAGATAGCTGGCCTTGCCGACATACTCCTCAAAGACGATGCCGCCAAAAGCAAAGCCATTGCGCACATCGTCACGCAACATGGCGCCTTGGGCATAGTTCTCATAAGCCTTGATCACACTGGTGTGCTCCGTGAGCTTGGCGAAGAAACTGGGCGAACACAGGCACCGCACGCCGGTCATGAATTCACCGCGCAGGTTCTCGGTGATGCTGCGCACCACCTCGACGCACTTGTTGCGCACCTTGGTGCCGTCGGCATTGAGCTGGAAATTGACCGTAGTGGGCGTGAGTTTGAAGACATCGAAGAGGTTGTGCAGCACACTGCCATCGGCGTCCAGGATCACGCCCTTCAAGGCGCCCATGCGCAGGTGTTCCAGGGTGATGGCGTGCTTGTTGCGCATGGACTCCAGATGCTGGGCCAGCACCTGCGCCACCGTTTCCATTTCGGTCTCAGAGCCAAAGGCGCGTACACCCTGGATTTCTTCGGGCAGCACCACGTCTTCAAGCGGAATATGCGGGATCACGAAGGAGTGCAGTTGACGCTTGTCGTGCTTGTTCTGCGTCGCGGCGCTGCCCACCGGCAAGCTTGGCAGCAGGTTCAGCGTGCCATTGCGCGATTCGATCACCACCGAGCGGGTGCGCACGGGCTTGGTCGGGAACAGGTTGAGTTCTTCGAGCCGACCGTAGCGGTTGGGGATGAGGTTGATGGCCGCCGTGAGGCTGGCCATCGAGAACCCGGGGTTCTGGAAAGGGTTTTGCATGAAAGGGCTCCAATAAAAGGAACGGCCCGCGGGATGACCAGCGGGCCGAAGGGATGACAGAGGAAAGTGGGTGCAGTGGCGAGGTCGGGTGGGTTCAAACAGCGTCGCGGACCAGAATGCCCAGTGCGCGCAGCTGGGCAATGGCGGCCGCTTTCTGCTCCGCCGTGATAGCCGCGGGCCAGATCAGCGCATCGCGTAACACAATGGCGTGGCGGACCACCACCAGGGCGTCGGGGTTGTCTGCAGCAGTTGCATCGCAATCGTTGAGCAGCACACCCGTGGCTTCAGCCAAAGAGCCAATGTCATTTGGATCGAGCGGGGCGCTCTTGCCAGTGGCCGTATCGGTGGAGACCACGGTGCCCAGCATCAGGTTGTGGCCCGCTGCGAGGGTGGTGTGTTCACGGGAATAGCGGTTTTCGCCCTCGAAACGCAACAGGTCGGCGAGATCAAAGGCTTGGGTGATGACAGACATGGGGGAGTTCCTTTCTTAGGCGGTGCCAATGAGTTTCTTGACGGCCGCGACGATCGGCGACGTTTCGGCGTGACTGGGTACGGCGGTACCGGCCTCAGCGGTGATGGTCGAGCGAATTTCGGTGGCCTCAGCGTAGGCGGCACGAGCATCGATCAGCACGCGGCGCACCTCGGACTGAGACTTGCCCGCCGCGATGAATTCAGCGGCACGCTCAGGACAACCGGCGAGCATGCAAACTTCAGCGATGGCCTGCGCGGTTTGGGTGACATCACGTTTGGCATCGGCCACGGCTTGCGCCAGTTGCGCAGCAGCTTCGTCGCCACCGGGAATATCGATGGTTTGTTCTTCACTCATGTTCAGATCCTTTTTAGGATTAGCCGTCTCAGTACGGAAGACGCCCCGCGCCTGAGACGGCGACTGGGTCAGGGCGTTTTTAGGGGCGTTGAGAAACAACTGAAATTCGGTCAGGGTGGCGTCCAGGGTTTGGATACCATCGGCAAGCCCCTGGACCACGGCATTCGCGCCGAAGAACAGTCCAGCCTCGGTCGCACGTACGGCATCGAGATCCAGCCCGCGCATGGCCGCGACATGTTCAGTGAAGATCGCGTAGAGCCGGTCGACTTCACTTTGCAGTTCCGACTTGGCTGCATCCGACAAGGGTTCGTGCGGCGAGTAGTCGTTCTTGTGCGCGCCAGCGGTGATGGCGGTGTAGCGGTAGCCGTCGTTGGCGTCCTTGATCGACTGGTCAATATGCAGCGCAATGACCCCGATCGACCCGACGCCACCGGTTTCGGTGACGAACAGGCGCTGGGCACTGGCAGCAATCGCATAGGCGGCTGAATACGCCGCATCGTTGGCGACGGCCCAGACGGGTTTGATGGTGGCTGCCTCACGCACACGGCGGGCCAATTCGAAACTGCCCGAGGCTTCACCGCCCGGGGAATCGATGTCGAGCAGGATGCCGCTGACCATCGGATCGGCGACGGCCGCATCCAGCATCGCAGCAATCTCTTTGTAGGACGTCAGGCCTGAGGCGGCTTCCATGCCGAGTGAGCGCTTGACGAGCGTTCCCAGAATGGGAATGACGGCAATCCCCGTTGGAGCGGTGGTAGCCGACTTCGGTACCGGCAAGGCCAGATCCGCCAATGGAGGCGCGACGCCTAAGCGCTCGCCCATCACCGCCAGAATGACATCGAGTTTGGCGCGATGGACGAGCAAGGGCGTCCCGAACAGGCGGGAAGCGAGGTGAGGCAGCATGAACTACTCCAGAGAAGTATCAGTTGAGAGATCGGACAGCGTGGCATCGCTGGCCGGTGGTGAAGGAGTCGTCAGGGGTTGGTCGTAACGGGGATCCGAATCGAAGACCAAACCCAAGGCATCGGCTCGGGCGTTGTCAGCGGCAATCTCACGATCCACGTCCTCAGCGTCGTAGCCATTACCGGAGATCGCTTCCGACCGGCTCATGAGGCCCGCGCGAATCGCCAACTTCATGGCGTTGTATTCCTTCTGCGGGTCCACCCATTTCCAGCCCTGTGGGATCCACTTGGCGGCTTGGTATTGGCGTTGGCTTTTTCGGTAGGTGGGTAAGTCGAGGACACCTTCGAGCACGGCCT